CATTCTCGATCTTCCACCTGCCTGCATCCTCATCTTCCTGGTTGACTTCGTGCATCCGGATGTAATCGGCGGGAAGCGGGTACGCCGCCGTGTAACCCCACTCCGGGGCTGTGGAACTCGCCGCCAGAGCACGGCGCTTTATCGCAAAATTCCAGGGGTGCCGGTACAGCAGCGCATCACGAAGCTCTGCGTAGCGCTCACCCGCAAGCCGTGCTGCCTTGCTGTTTTCGGAAAACGAAGTAATCGGACTCTGCCCGAGCTTGCGTAGCGCTGCGTTTGTGATCCCTACGTCACTCGCCATAAAAACCTCTCGGAAACGCCCGACCCCCAGCACGAGGGAGTGTGCATGGAGGCCGGGCACCCCCGCAAACGCAAACGGTCAGTCGCCCGCGATGTAGTACGCCTCGACCAGTTGCTCCGTCTCAGCAGCCATAGCCGTGAGATTCGCCGAAGCTGTGGCAACGATGGTGTACGTGAGTTGCGGATCCACCGTATCGGTACCAGCACCGATAGCTGCCAACTCCCAAAGCATCTTGCCGCGATCCCAATCAGCGAGTGTGGTGGCCAAATCGAATACATCCACCCGAGCCACTTCGTTAACCTGATCATGGGCCGCTGCAAACAGATCCTCGTCCACCGCAAGACCCGTAGCCTTATTGTACAGGCCGTAGTTGAGTGTCGCGGTCGTGTGATAACCAGCGTCGCACGAAACGAACAACTCAAGCAGTCGGTCGCTGCTCTTCATATCGAAGAGGTGGATCTCGTCGTCATCTGCCAGATCTGCTGTAGAAGGAATGAGGCACCAAGCAGCCGTTCGACGAATCCTCGAATGCTTCTTGCCAACGGCAACGATCTTGTTGGGGTCCAGCTTTGTGCTCCAGTGCCCCGTCGCACCCATGTCCGCACTGAAATGGTCACTGTAATATACAGTCATGCTTCTCTCCTACGGGCCACGACACCGCGACCCAAAACTCGGGAGCGGGAGCCAACACGACACCGCGATGGCTCCCTAACCCGAAGTCATCCTACGATTCGAGACACTGGATCTCGACAACCCCCGTCTCGTCCATCCGTGTGGCGCCAATATCCATCGACATGAAAACTTGTGTCGAATAGTTCTTGTCGTCACGCTCACTGATGCGACCACTCGGCTCTTCGCCGATCGCCAGAGCAATCGAATTCTTGGCCCATGCGATGCATCGCCGCTCTGGCGTGGCATCGTTGAGCAGCCGCTCGGTCGGCACCCACGTGAATCCAAGCAGGTTGTCCACCTGCCCGGTCATCAAGAGTTTAACCGAGTTGTAGTCAGCCGATGCGGCTGTGGTGTTGGTCAGGATCTCTTCCATCTGGTACTGCGAACACGCGAGGAAGAACCCCTCATCGGGATCATTCTCGTTTTCTCGCAGCACCCGATTGGCCTGCGCGATCTTGGCGATCGTCAGCCCCGAAGTCGTGCCGAACTGGAAATCTCCAGTGTCAAACGCTGCAGAACCCGAACCATCAACGCCGGTCTTCGCAGTGGCAAACGCCGCTGCAATGATCACATCGTCGATGGCACGACCGAACGCCCGACCGAATGCGACCATGTACGGATTGGTCGGATCGTTGAGCGTCCGGATCTGATCCGCCTTATCGACGAGATCGGCGTGCTTGTAGGGCGTCAGAGTTACTTGACGCCTGCTGTGCGGGGTGTCCACGAGCGGTGTATCCCCGTGGCGAGTCGTGGCGGGCTGTGCCGTCACGGACCCCAGCTGATCGATGTATGCCTTGTCACCGCTCGCGATGCGAACCATCCGCACCTTATCACGCATGCGTGACATCTTTTGCTCAGCAAGATGCGTGATCCCACGCTCCCACTGCTTCACAAATGCAGTTGTGATTTCTTGACTCATGGAAATTACCTCTCCGATTCATCGTGTGAACGAAGGGGTAATCCACGTATGTGGGCCACCTTCTACGGCATTACGTGCCGCAGCCGACCGGCCTTTTCCGGTAAGCACCCCGGCTCATCTGACGATGAGTAATCGGGGGAAGTAATCTGTCTAACGCCTCCGCCTAGTTGATGTCCTCTTCACAGGCACCGACTCCGCCACGACATCAGGTTTCTCAGCAAGTTTCTCAGCAGGTTTCTCAGCAGGCTTGACGTCTGCAACCGTGGGCAAATCCTGCGTTGACACGGTACCACCTTCATCTTCATCCAGCTGCACCCACGCCACGATCTCGTCTGCGAGCATGAGCAGCCGATCCAGATTCGTAGGTCTGTTTGTTCGTCTGATAGCCACGTCCAAAGCATCGAGGCGCCAGCGCTCTCCACCGATGAACTCAACGAATTTTGCTGCGATGAAATCCGGAGGCTGTGGTTCCGCGACTACAGTTGAAAAGTCCAGAGCCCGCCCGTATGCAGCGACGCGGATGGATTCCTCACTGGCGAAGCTATCGAGCGCCAAAAGACTTCCGTAATCTGCCATTATTACAAAACCTCAACTTGAGTTTCAGGATACGCCATTTCGTATAGCGTATTCTTCTTATCCACGAGCAACTTGTGCTCGGGATCATCTTCGTTGTAGAGACCCGGATTCTTTTCGAGAATCGCGATCTCTGCCTTCGCCGATTCCGGTGTCAGCGCGTAACTGCCACCACTGTCCTTGCCACCGAGTAGCCCATGCTCACTGAGCTGTTTACCGACGTTCATAAACGTGCGGACAAAGGCCGGGTTATCCCCGAGGTTCGTACCATCTGGTAGAACCACGTGCGACAACTCTTCGAACTGATCACCGGCAGCGGCCTTGAATGCACGCTGCGCGAGTGCGGCGGATGCTTCATAATCCGCACCAAGTTCGGTCTTGAGTGCCAGCGTGGCCTGCTCATGGCCCTTCGTCGCGGCGCCTACCAACCCCTGATACTCGTCGTTACTCACTTCAGCGTAGTCATCAAACAACGCCTGGATCTGCCCGTTCGGAATTCCGCGGGCGTGGAGTCTCGTGAGCATCGCTTTCTGAAATCCATCTGACCACGGAAGACCCTCGGGCGGCTTGAAGCCGCTCATATCGTAACCGTCTACCGTATCCGGAACGCCGATCTCCGTGCGGAACCGAGCGATGTCGGCCTCGTCACCTTCCACAGGCAAGATGATGCCCTTCTTACCGACCATCTCTTTCGTGGACAGGTAGCTCTTCGCAAGCGCGGGAACATCAGCGAGATCCGCCAATGACGGATGATCTTTGATATCAGCGCCGAGACTGTCACGCCAACTAACCTCACCGCCGCCGCCGCCGCCGCCGCCGCCGCCGCCTTCACCTTCACCCTCGCCTGTACCCTCACCACCATCACTCATATAAGTCGTGCGCCGTCGCATCACTTCTCCCTCGCCAATTCGTCAATGGTATCTACATCCATTTTGATGATGGACTCGATACGCAGATAAACACGCTGCCGCCCGAGGTTGTATGCCGTTGCGTGGGGATCACCGGGCACCAGTATATCTTGACCGATCTTGCAGAACTTCCGCAGATCCTTGAGCACTCGCTTCCCTGGGTCAGTATCAAAAACCTGTCGGTACATCGTTCGGCGCGTGATCAACCGCTTCCGGAGTGCTTTTGCTGCGTCAGCCGCATTCATGCTGCGGCCTGCTCAGCACCAGCAATCGCAGGAATGAGTTTGGAAGCGGCGTCAGCCCCCTCCAAAAGTTCCTGCTTCTGTTTCTGCTCTTCAATCAACTCTTGCTGCTTCGCACGCATCTCGGCTACCACAGTCGCGTCGCGCACCACTGATACCGGGATGCCCTTGGCCTCTGCGATCTCACGGATAGCAAGATCTGCATCGAGGTTATCGACTGTGCCCGGCACAACTGCCTCAAGCTCCGCAGCCACCTGGAACGTCTCGATGATCGCAGATACCTCGCTGGCTTTCTGCGCACGAGCGATGGGACTGATGTACTCGACCGCGATGTTCTGTCCCGCGAGAATCTCAGGAATCGGATCGAGGCGACCGGAGCGAAGCTCGATGCCAAAGACGCGCTGCACCATAGGCTCCAACAACTCCGACTGGAGCCGCCCCAGAATGGGAGATAGGAACCGCTGCGCCTGCTGCACCAATTCGAGCACCTGCGTTGCAGTCATGTAAGGAGAGTTAAAGAGCGGCAACACCTCACTATGAAACGCGCTCTGGATGTTTTGCTGCTTGCGGTTGACGAGATCGATCCCCAGATCAGGGCGACCACCCGTGAGCAGCGGTCTCACCGAATTCTCACGCAGGCTCGTGGACTCTTGGATATTGACACTGCCGGGACTCGTGTGCAGCTGCGTGATCACCCCGTCGTTGTCCATCAGCAGCGGCGGGTCCACCATCTTCTGTGCGCCCTTGATGATGGTCTTCCACATAGCGTTGAGCATCTTCGCATCCGCGAGTGCCGTGATCCCCGGCCCCCTGCCGTAACGCTCACCCGCGTCCTTACTCCAACGCGCCACCATAATCGGGAGTTCCCAGAACCCACCTTCGTCGATCAGTGTCTTCTCAGCGCTGTCGATGTAGAAGCTCGACCACGGCATCCCGGTGTGATCCAGCCTGCCGGGTACAGGCTTGGGATTCGGGCGGATGGCTTGGAGGACATCGACCTTTTGCTCGGGCTTATCCTTCTGCACCAAATCCCGTGCCGCCTTGGGGGCACGCTCGCCCCACCGATCCACCGTCTGCCGCGCAGTCATCCGCACGTTCCGGAACACAGTATCCACGCGCCCGAACGCATCCTCCGCGATATACACCTCCATCAGCGGACGAGCGGAGAAGACCGCTCCTCGGCCCGCGTCTTCCTCCACCGAAACCGCAGACGTACAGAACAGTGTCAGATTGAAGTACACCTCGTGCATCTGCGGATTGAACCCAGCCTCGGGACGATTGAACGCATTGTAGATCTGTGGCTCAGCGATCTCATCCACCCACAACCGCACGTCGGGGTGCTGCTGTAGCCACGGATCCTCAAGACCCAACCGGAACCACTTACTCGCCGAGTTGGTCATCAGCGAGTGAAGTGCCCCGGCCAGAAGCTCACCTGATAGCAGCGCGGTGATATCGTGAATCTCGCTCATGCGCTGATCGCCGGGTGTGCGGAGGGTATTAAAATCCCGCCGCCCCACCTCATTATCGGCGATCTGCTGCCACAGATCCTCCCAGCCGAACCTCTCTTGCTTCAACTGGGTGTACTGGGCAATCGCTGAGTTTACTCGTTCATCAGGCATATTATTAACTCGTCCCGCCATCCACCCACGTGCAGACTGACGCAGTTGAGTACCATGTATTTGTGTATGCGCAGACCAACGTGATGCTGCAACCGGCAGTGGTAGCGCCCTCCGTGGGACTGTCCAATTCGTCATCCGCACCGAGATTGAGCCCACCCACCTGGATCGTATCCCCTGATAATGGTACTAGAGAAATTGTCTCTGACGCATCGCTCAGGATAACAGTTACCCACGAACCATCATAGGAATCACATATAGGCAGTGCATAATCCTGGTCATCTCCGTAAACAACGGTGATCTTATTGGCAATCAGCGCACCGGAACCTGAGAACGCAGTTTCAGGGCGTATCTTCCCAACAAGCGTATCACCAATCCCTAACGCCACTACATTCGCACCCGTTCTACTCAACTGCACGTCGGGTACAGTAGAGCCACCACCCCACTTCATAGTCCCGTTCGCGAACAGCTGGAAGCGGCTGTTTGCGTCTGCGTCGCCAACCACCCCGAGGCCAAGGTGCTCGGTGGTCGAAGCCGCGAAACGCACAATCGCCCCGACCCACTGACCCGAGGTGTTGTACTGCTGGCTCCACACGAGGCCCACGGTGATGAGCACAAACCCGAGCGCAAGAATCAGGATCCGGCGAAACTTCATGATGATCTCCTACCCAGCTATCCTCAGAGTGCCTTGATCGAGAAATACACCTCGCACCAAAAATCCTGTGCAGATAGATCCTCGGTATTCACGGATCGCACCGCGATCGTCGCACCGGCTGCGATGTCGGTGGTCGTGGATGTTACCGTGGCGCATGATGTCGCCGCGCCTGCGCCCAGGACCGTGCAAGTCACTGCAGGTGTCAAACCCGATGCTGCCGAGCGCAGCGTGAATACCTGATCATTCGCGGCATCCGAAGATGTCTCACAGAACATCCCGGTGACTTTGAAAGATGGGAACCCTGCCAAGATAGGCGCATCAGCGGTGGCCTCGGTTGCGCTGTCATACGCATTACAGGCAGTTCCACCGATTGCGAACTCAGTACCGTTACCGAGGTACTCCGCTACTGCCGGGCCTCCGTAGATCGTCCCGCTATTCGCGTCCTGCCCGCAAAGCACGATCTTGTCGGACATCGCACCGAATGCGTCACCCTTGACCGCATTCTCAGCCACCTCAGAAGCACCGATCGAATCGGCGGGCAGCATCACCTCACCGTCGCCAGTCCCATCGGTCACGATCGTGAACGAGGTAGTGTTCACATGCCCAAGCTCACAAGCCTCCCCGCTAGGACACTTACCCGCGGTATTCAGATTCCCAGCGTAAGCCGCCAGCGCGATGAACATGATCCCGATCACGAGAATGAGTAGACGTCGAAACTGCATGTTGTTCTCCTATCCCGCGGATAGCGGTTGGTAGTCCATACCCACAACGGCGGGATGGCGTCTCGTTTCGGTCGTTCTAGCGAAGCGCAAGCACATGAGCAACGTGCGCGTTGCGTCCATCAGGTCATCCCGCTCCTTGACGATCTTCCCATTCTTCCGGTGGTACGTGCGAAACTCAGCGAACCACTCTTTCAAATGCCGTGCCACCTGGATCCGCTTGGTCTGCATCCGGGTAAGCATCTCCGTGATCCCCGGCTCCACGTGGTAGCCGCCAGAGTGGAACGTGGCGTGCTCGGGCAACATTTTGAGCCCTGCCTTCTTGTATATCGCAGCAAGGGTCACACCATCACCCGGTTGAGTGTGGGTGCCATCATGCGGCCACGAACACCGCAGATGAGCACCCCAAGGCTTGATCGCCGCCACGTGGATCGGCGGAGTCTTCTCACGCTCGCGATACGCTTTCAGGATGTGAACCACATCAGCGTCGCGGTCCCACGCGCCATGCACCGCTGCGAACGGATGGTCATACCCAAAGTCCAACCCGATCAGCTGCGGCCAGTGGGAGGGAATCTTCTCGATCGCATCTTCCTCTAGCTCAGAATCCGCGATGGGGAATATCCGACCCGAACCCAGCAGCGGGATCCCGCGAGACCGTGCCTCGCGCTCGTGCGGCAAGTACCCCGCGATCCGCTGCGCCCGCTCCGCTGCGGTGTAGTGCCCCGCATCGCTAATGTCCATCTGGGTCAAGTGGTAGTCGGGGTTCTCGGGGTGCGGGTAGAACTGGCAGACCACCTCGCTGATCCCGAGCAGTGGGGTGGAGGTGAGATACGCCACGGCACCCGGCGCCAATCTGGCTATCCCCTCGCCCCAGATATCGATATCCGGCTCTTCATCGAACCAGATCCCACCCGTCAAGGTCTCGCCCTGCCACGCCTCGCGGCCCTGCTCATATGCCTTGAACTGAATTTGCGAATACCCACCGGAGACGTGTTTCACCTGCACGGTATCCACGAGGTTAGGAAAGCCGCGAGCCATCGTGACGTCGCCGATATGTGACTCGGGTATCGTGCCGGTGCTCTGACCGTCTCGTTCGACTTGTTCGATGCCCACCACTGTGTAGGCCCGTGATAGCGTCTGCCTACCCACCAATCGGGATACAGACCGGTGGCGTGGATCGACGTCTCGCACCCAGCGCCGAGCGTCTTGCCAAGCTGATTGCCCGCAAGTAGGGCTCGGACCCGGTACATGGCGCCAGCCGCATGGAACTCGGCTTGCTTATTGTAGGGTCGATACAGGCTCAACCGTTGGCGTTTTAGCCTCGCCAGCAGTTTCGCTGTCTGTTTCGAAGAGCCCAACCGCTTCTCCTAGCTGCCGAACAAAATCGCGACCCAACTCGATCGCGGCTGCCTTGATCACTTCTGCCAATTGCTCAGGGGTCTTGTTCGCCAACTCATCATCGATGATCTGCACCTTGTCGATGAACATCCCGCGATCCTTACCCATCAACTGGAGCGCGGTATTGGCGCCGCGGGCGTCGAACTTCCACTCACCCAAATGGTTGTGGCAGGCTGGGCAAGTCTTACCTTTCCTGCCGGACGGGATGACGGGCTCTTTCTGCATGCAGCGGTCAACCACTTCCTTCAGCTGATCATCGACCCAATCTCGGGTCTTCAGATCGCGCTCGATGGCCCGCTCGGTCAGCGCGATGATTCGGTTCTCGACCTCGATCTTCTTGCGGAGAAGGGTGCCCGCACCACTACGGGTGCAGACGTTCTTCGCTGCGAAGCCTGCATTTTTGTAGGCGTCCGAATTGCTCATCCCGACTAACGCAACATTGTGACAGAACTTTTCCCACTTGGGATTGATCAGTGGGGCCTTCGGGTTCGGAGCCGCATCACGCTCGCGGCAACGCTTACACCACTCCTTGGGCGGAGCCTTCTTCTTAGGCATCCTTATTCCTTACTGTACAGCTGTACAATAAGCAACTCCGTGGTTCCAAGTGTGCGGGATTGAAGGGATTTTTTATTAATGTGTAGGGTCGGGTTCTCCGGAAAATCATGTGGGGGGCTGTGATACGATACATCAGCGGCCGCGGTTTTTGGGGTGGCACCCCCACGCCCGTAGCCTCGCTTTTGCCTTTCTACTTGTCATAATAATACTTATCGGACGTAAATTTTTAAGTGTTACGTGTGCAATATCGGGCACTTAGCCTAAATACACCATGATCGACACACCGATGCCTCACACTTTCGCCCCAATGTGGGTGGAATAGGCGTCAGAGCGGCGCATCGGGGCCTCGGGACAACAATGCGAACATGTTCGCAAACCACCACAGCCCCCCACCCTCCATCCTCCGAGCGGCACATCCCGAACCTCGATGGGGGATATACACACCCATTCAAGGCATCATGGGAGTATATCTGCTACACCATTGCAGGGTGGGGGAAAAGGTGAAGTGCGGATTCCCCCAACCTAGTTTATTATTTTGAGGTATCTTTAATTACTTTAATGATATAGAGCCTTCCAGTATATAGATTGGGGGTTTCGCACTTCACACTTCACTACCCACTTTCGGGTGTTTCGTCAATGACAGCGGGAGCTTAGATAGTGCTATACACTTCCATGATAGTATCCCATTTTGGGGGGATAGACCTAAATCCCCACCCCCGGACTTTCGCCTTATTTTCGCACCCTCCGAGGAGCACCTAAATATGGCCCATAATGATCTCTCGCACTTCACTTTTCCGACCCCCTGTAAAAACCCCTTTCGCCACCATCTCGGCCGCCCCACCATCGCGCCCTACTTGATTAACGCCACTCCCTTCTGTCGTGAGTGTCTTCTAGAGCGTCTGGCGGAAGCTCCTGCCCCCGTCCTCATAGCTGCCAGACGCTACCCACCCCCACCCCCCGGAGCCTGTCAGCACTTCCACCCATCCTCTACCCCTGCTGCGATCGTCTGCGACTCCATCTCACGCTGTTGGGACTGCGCCGATGCGATCCTAAGAGATGGGAGCCCCCACGAACTCGCCCCGCTCAAGGTTCCGGAGCTTCCGGCCGATAAGTTGCCATACCCCTAAGGTGGCGCTATGATGATGGGGTCAACAACCCGGAGGCTCAAAATAATGCAATCCGTTTTCGTAGCATCCGCAACCTACCTACTCTCGTTCGCCACTGGCTGGGCATTCGCTCTTTCGTGGGATATCGAGACCACCCCCACGCCACTCCCCCCGACCATCGCAGAATGCACCACTGACACGGAGTGCGAGCGCGCAGCCGCCGAACTCTGCGCCGATAACATGGTCGAATGGTGCGCAAAATGAACAACTACACCGACGCGCTAGATCTCTACACCGATCGCCGCACTCGCGGGATCCTCAAGCGGGGTATTCGCCTTGCGAACAACACCTATCTAAGATGGGCTGCAACGGGGGGCGAATTCGCGGGGGGTCATTATTCCGATGCTCCGGACTGGCTCGCAGTAAAGCTCCATAATACCCACGTCGTAACCTATCACGCCGATGGGCGGATCGTTCTAAACGATGGGGGCTGGAAAACAGTCACGACGAAGGCTCGTCAGAACGATTATCTTCCCACAGGATGGCGGGTTTACTCGGATCGCGGTGTGTGGTGTCTCACGGACGATAACAAAGGCCCTGCTTGCCCCGAGCGGCATAGCGTCCGATCCACCTACGATGATCCGGATCGCGAATTCCCGTACGCCGATGGCATCACGATCCACCCCGATGGATCAGTAACGGGAATCGGGGAAGACCCCAAAGCTCAACAAAAGCTCCGCAAGCGGATCCGCGCGTATGCCAAGGATTACAGCCGGGCATTCTATGCGGGTGAGGTCCCCGCCCCATCGGGTGGGGATTGTTGGGTGTGCTCGATGGTCGCAAAGGATGGATCGGCGCCGATGGGTGGGGTGGATCACATGCTCTCTCATCTGGAGGAGTCCTACTTTGTTCCCTCCATTATCCATCGCGCGGTGAAGCGGTTCGGATG